GGAAGTGTTGAGGCTGGCGATAAGATCGTTATCGTTAAGATCAATCCTCAAGATGTTGTGAGTGTTCCTAGTGACTGTAATTGCGAGAAACTTCGTACTTGCAGATATGAAGTAGTCGGTGAGTATCAAGGCGAATTGCTCAAACCACTTTACAAGAGCGAGTTTGCTGAAGATGAATACCATGATGATGAAGATGATAGCATCTACGACCAGTATGATGAAGATTACTGGGATCAGTATGATGAAGATGACGAAGAAGAATACGACGATTATTGATTCTGTGATTGGAAGGGTGAGCATTTTGGGCTATGGCGGTTCGATCCCGCCGCATCCTCTTGAGCCGCAAATGATGGTGGCGTTCACTGTCCCGGTTCTTTGGTTGATTTGATAGGAATTTGAATTATGACTACTTTTAGTAATGACCTTGGTTTTAACCCTTTTGACAAGACTAATGATGGGGCTAGTGAAGTAATGGGCGGGAAATTTCTCGACTCATTCGATCAACAGCATATCTTTTGCTACAACGGAAGTCCACGCAAAAAGATTAGCAGTATGAAGCATACGCAAAATATTACAGAGGTTTATGAAGCAAATAAAAACTCTGGTTCTGATGCTTACTTCTATATTAATGGTGGACGTAAGCAGTATGCGATTGATAAAATCGTCGCATGTTTCTGCGACATGGATGCTGGGCGTGATGAAGAAGGTAAGTATTTTAAGCCTAGTATAGTAATGAAGCATAAGGAGCGGTTCCTACAAAAGATCAATGAATTTCCTGTGCCTCCTAGTTGGGTTGTTGATACTCGCAACGGTTATCAGTGTTACTGGATTCTTAATGCAAATGATCGTCAAGTTAATAAAACAACATGGAAGGGTGTGCAGAAAAAGTTGGCTAATCATTTTGGTGGAGATCCTCTTGCCATTAAGATTAATCAGATTTTCAGGGTTCCTTATACTTGGTGGCGTAAAGGTTGGGAAGGTAAGGCTCCTTACTTTACCAGTATCCTCAAGGGTAGCACAGGTAATACTGTGGCATTTAATGATCTCAAGAACACTCTTGAAGGAACATCGGCAAATATTGACTATCGCAAGATCAACAAAAGCAGTAATGCTTGGTTTGATGCTTGGAAGGTAGTCTCCGACGAGGCTGCTGCTAATGGTACTCCAATAGAAAAAATGAGTTATCAAGATCAAAGAAAATGGCATCGTAAAGTTGCTGATGTTGTTTTTCAAGCATCTTACGGTCAGGAAATGCCAAAACCAACACCAACCCCTATGCTTGAAGATTATCCTAAAGAACAGTGGCCTGTTAATCAATTTGCTTTACATGATAATCTTGTAGACTATCGTAATCCTAATAATAGCGATTCTATTATTGATCATGCAATTACTGATCACGCAAAAGCTGTGCTTAAAAGATTAAGTCAGGAAAGGGTTGATGAATTAGTAAATAAGTATGAAAATAACAGAACCACTGGTGAACCTCAACCAGTAGCCACTCTCGCTGGTTCTGATATGCCTGTGTACGATCCACACAAGGTTCTGCCAAGCGTTGATTTAAACGCTGACACTCAGCAGACGTTCCTTTTAAAGAAAACCGTAGAGTTCCTCAACCAAGTCTCTACACCACTATGGTTCAGTAAGAATCACTTCCTGAGCCGAGCGGCTAGAGAACTGGCTGACGAGATTAGTGATAAGTTCTGTGTAGGTTGATTTTGAAGTGGCTACGGGGTATAATGTAGTAGTCCGTTGTACCTCGTAGCCCTTCATTTTTTCTGGAGACAATTATGCATCAAGACCCAGAACACAACGATTACGATGATGATGAATATAATTATTATCCAGAATATAATGATTATAGCTATCCATACGCTAAAAAATTTGATTTAAATTGGGCTGCTTGGGAAGAATGGCTGTCTGATGCAATCAAAGAAATTGCTAATGAAAAAGATAACGTATGGCTGTTTGGTGGGTATAAACCACTATCAAAAAAAGGCAATCCAACAAGTAAAAAACTAGACGATAAGTATTTTATGTACCTTGGTAATAACCAATATGATGAAGCAGTTTGGAAAACAAAATATTTCGATATCAATGAACTAGAACTACAATATAAAAATCATTTAGCCAGTAATGCATCTTATTTTTTGAAACAGCCAATGTATTACAGAGGAATGTTCGATAACCTAAATTAAGAGACATGAATATGAGTAATGGATGGTTAGAGGTTATGAACCTTGAAAAGCTGGTAAAATTTAGTCGTAAAGTAATCTACTATAATTTTGACGAAAGCCATAGTAAACTGGACGATGAAAGTTTCATGGAGAAAATAGAAAATATATCAAATAAAAAAGACGATGAAGAAATGGAACGAGTCTTGCCATATAAAGAAATAGAAGCAATATTTGGTGAATTCTTGCATAGAAAAATGAGTAAAGAAACAAAGAAAAAAGCATGGTTTATTAAAGAAAAAGACTACAATATAATTCTTGAACAATTATCTGAACGTATGGTTTCTAACATTGTCAGGGGTTTAGTTAACAAGGGTTTGGTTGAGTCGGCTTTTGATGACGAAAAAAACGAATTTGTATTTTGGGTAAAAGGCAATGACAACAAAAGAAAAGAAAAAGAAAAGTAAAACAATAGTTTTAAAACCAGCTTCTAAAGATATATACTATGAGTATGTTTGTCCTAAGTGTGGATGCAATCATTGGATCAATCATAAAGAGGCGTGTACTAAAAATTTTAAAATTGTCTGCGATTGCGATATAACCATTCGGCCAAAAAGAATAGTTGACACAAAAATAATCTACGCGAAATCTAAAAAACCAAGTAGTCCAGAACCAGTTGAGCCACTTGAAAATAATGAACCGCCAACAGATAATAAAACAGAAGATGTGGCAGAGAATTCTTCACATCAAAAAGAATCAGACATTAATTTGGATGATCATGTATTAAGTGAGGCTTCAAAGATTTTAGTTGGGTACGGATATGAAGATAATGAAGCAGATGATTTGATTAGAAAAGCATTTGAGTTAGAAAAACAAAACGACATTTCTATATTGGTTAAAGCAGTATTAAAGGGAATTGGAGTAGATCATGATTAATTCTATTAGGCCCACTAGTTTCGATGATATTATTGGTCAGGAAGATACCATAAAGCGTCTACGCATCATGTCTAATGGCTGTAAAAGTTCGGGTCAGGTGATGCCTCATATTTTAATAGATGGCCCTCCCGGCCTTGGTAAGACCACTATAGCGAGTGCTATAGCCAATGAGTTAGGTGTGAATCTGTATACGGTGAACGCTGCTGCTGTGCGAACTATAAAAAATATTATTCCGTATCTGATGAATTTAGAGCCAAGATCAGTTCTTTTTATAGACGAAATTCACAGGCTGCCAAAATTAGTAGAAGAATTTTTATATCCAGTTATGGAAGATTTCAGAATAGATATGCTAGTAGAGAATAAACCGGATAGTATTGATCTGCCGGTGTTTACTATGGTTGGAGCAACTACTAGTGGTGGAAGTTTAAGCCAGCCATTTTATGATCGTTTCACAATGAAAGAGCATCTTTCTTTTTATAGCGATAATGTCTTAGCTAAACTGGTAAGGTCGAATGCGGATAAACTAGGACTATCTTTAACCGATAGTCAGATGGTTTCTATAGCCGAGCGAAGTAAAGGAACTCCTAGAATTTTAAATGCTAGGCTACAATGGTATAAAAATTATGTCGAATCTTATCCAGAAGATAAAGATGATATAGATAAAATTTTTAATAGTCAGGGTATTGACTCTAATGGTTTTGACTGTAATGATAAGTTATATATTGAAATATTAAAAAAGAATAGAACTAATCCTTTAGGCTTAAAAGCTATATCCAGCATGACAGGTATTGCTATGGAAACTATTGAAAACAGTATTGAGCCTTATATGGTTAGAAAGGGATATGTTATTAGAACACAAAAGGGTAGATTACTAAATACAAGAAATCTATGAAAACCGCTCTCTGCTTATCTGGTCAATCAAGAACATTTGAAAAATGTTTTGAAAGTCAATATAATCATATTATTCAGCCACTAAATGCGGATGTTTTTATTCATACTTGGACTTTTAGTGGTCATTCAGACATACATTCTACACATAATAATAATTATGATATATTCAAATATAAAGAATATGTAGAATCATATAGTCATATAACCCCTGTAGAAAATATAATTTCATGTTATAAGCCCAAGAAAATTTTAATAGAACATCCTGATTACGATTTTTTTATTCAAAAAATTAAGAAGTCTTATAGACATAATAAAAAAACAAATGATTTTGAATATAAATTATTTGGTAATGAAAATAACTACAAATGGTTTAATGTATTGATGATGTATTACGGCATATATATGAGTAATAAATTGAAATGCAATTATGAAAAAAAGAAAAATATGCAATACGATTTAGTAATAAGGTCTAGGATGGATTTGTTTTTCGAAAAATTTAATATAAATAATCAAGACAACCATAATATTACACTACCCCCTAATGAGGATATAGATATTGTCTTTGATGAACATATGAAAAAGCAATTATTAGATGTTGGTCCGAAATTTATGCCAAACGATAAATTTGCATATGGAGGATCAAAGCAAATGGATTATTATTCATCTGCATATTTATTTTTTGATAAAGATGTCGATTACTACCCACACCACGGAGAGGCTGTCATTACAGAGCATTTATGGGATAAAAACCATTCAGAATATAAAGAAATAAACATTAATAACAATATAAGAATGAAAATTCAAAGATGATTCATAAATATATTACTGTTGGCGGCTCGGGAACTAGAATGAAAGATATATCCCATGTAGACAAACAAAATCTATATTATTATAATAAGCAAATTATAGAATGGATATTAGAAATATTTCCCGATGCTAAAATTGTAGGCGAAAATAAAACTGAGTCAAGAAAAGAGACTTTAAAATTAATTCCGATAAAAGATAATGTGCTAATTATAGACTGCGACATTATACCATTCGGTATTGATTTATCAAAAATCGATATTAACAGCAATTGTGTTTATGTTTTTAATTCTAATAAAGATAAATATGGATCTATTATATTAAAGGACAATAAGATTTACAAAACCAGTGAAAGAGATAATATATCAAATATTAAATGTAGCGGTATTTATTTTTGTAAAAATTTAGAAAAAAATATTGAAGAAATGGAAGATAATAGTATTGTATCTAGTATGAATGGAGCTAATGTTGTATTTGAAAATACATTTAAAAGGCTGGGCGACATACAAGATTATTATGAAGCAATAGGAATTTAATTATCGATGAGAATAGTGGTATGTGTAGATTTTGACGGAACTTTAGCATTAGGTAATAAGGGATATATTACACTAGCTGAACCAAATTATAAGTTAATTGAAAGATTGCAAAATCTAAAAAAAACTATAAATCCATATATCAAAATTGTTACGGCTAGAGGAGCTAAAAATAATCTTAAATACAAAGAAAAACAAAAAAAGTATCAGCACCTAATCGAGCAATTTTGTAATATGTATGATATTCCATATGACGAAATATCTTTTAATAAAGAATATGCTGATATTTATGTAGACGATATGACAATAGATCAACATTCAGAATTTACTGGACAAATCAGCCCTATAACTTTAAATAACATTATATTCACAGAGAAGGCTGTGATTAAGAAAAGCCAATCTTCTTTGTTTGAAAAACAGTGGTATGATCTGGCTAACAAGAAATTTAACACACCGCAAGTATTATTTTGCAATGACGAAACAATTATTACAGAAAGATTACTTGATACCCAAAAGGTGGATATGCAAGATTATATTGATCTACTAAGACAATTCCAGAATTCAACAATAAATAATTATAATTATGATACATATTTAAATAACATAATTATAGATGAAAATTTATCTAAAAATGGTAAAGATATTATCTTAGAAATTCAACACAAAGAATTAAAGCCAACTTTTTTCCATGGAGACTTCAGCGTAGATAATATATTAAAAGTTAATAATAGTTTATTTATGATAGATCCTAATTATAAATATATATTTGGAAACTATATTACAGACGCTGCGAAACTTTATTTTTCTATTGTTGCATATGAAAAAAATATTCATAAAGCAGATCAACTTGTCAAAGAATTTGGTAAAGATGTAATGGCATATGCTATTCCAGAAGGGCTGAGAGTCTGTAAATATAAAAAGAACTACATTAGTATTGTTAATAATATTGCCGAAATATATAAGAGAGTAGGATAAATGAGCGATATAATAAAAGAAAACTGCATCGCACTGATAGCACATAATCATGCGTTTCAAACTCAGGAGAATATTGATAAATTATATTCATCTCTAAAGGGTAATTTTAAACGAGACTGGTTCGTTAAACACGCATATTTCTGCCTACCTTTAGTTATGGGTAATCAGCATGGCTTTGTTCTTAAAAGTATACATGATATAGAGGTAGAATGGTCTGGTGGAGATAGTCCAAACGATGTTAAAGTTACTTATTTAGATCCAGAAGATTTTGAAAAAAATAAAATAATACAATCAATAAGTAGTCATTTCGGAATGGGTACTATCACGATACAAACAACATTTTCGTTGCGTACTCCAGATGGTGTTAATTTAATGACTATTAATCCACCAAATTCTTTTATTGATGGATTATATCATATGACAGGGGTGATAGAAACAGATAATCTAAGGAGGGATTTTACTTATAATATTAGGATTACAAGACCTAATTATAAAATTAAAATATCTAAAGGAGATATTGTTGGTTGTGTAATACCATATCCAAGACACTTTATAGATCATTTTGAAATCAAAAATGGTGCAGATATATTATCTCACGACCAGCTTGACGCAGAAATGAAATGCGGGGAAGCGCACGGTAATGAGAGAGGCGATTTAGACAAATACAAAAAGAACGGTAATGGTCGTAGATATCATAACGGTGAAGATGTTTACGGCAATAAATTTAAAGATCACCAAACACATCTAGATGATTGAAAGAGAGTTTATAGTTATGGAATTCCCTACAGTATTTGAAAATATTACAAACGAAAACGATATTCAATTGTTGGTTGATTACTTAGATGGCAATAAAAAAGATTTTGGTAAATTAGATCCTGATAATTATTGGCAAGGCAGGACTTTATTTTATAGTCAAATAAAAGACAATAATGTTAAATCTATAATGTTAAATTCATTGAAAGTAGTAATAAATAAATTGCGAGAAGCAACTGGTAAGAAAATTTTTTGTGAACATTTTAGTATAGCAAGATGGCCGGAGGGATATGATTTGCAGCCCCATGCGGACGCAGAAAATCCACCAGATTGCCCAGATCATGAATATCCTTGGCGAGATTTCGGTATGGTCACATTTTTAAATGAAAATTTCGATGGCGGTGTATTATATTATCCTGGAAGAAATCTAGAAATAAAACCTAAAAAGGGATATACCGCAGTACATACTGGTGGTATGGACTGTTTGCATGGTGTGACAAAAATAACTAAAGGATCAAGATATACCATAGCAGCTTTTTTAACATATAACCAAGCTAAAAGCAGTATAGATATATGATTATTTATGTTGATATAGATGACACTATTTGTAAACTACCACCAAATAGTCAAGACTATAATCAAGCCACCCCAATTTATGATAGAATAGCCAAGATAAATGACCTTTATGATAATGGGCATATAATTATTTATTGGACTGCTAGAGGCACTAAAACCGGTAAAGATTGGAGGAAAATAACAGAAGCTCAGTTTAATAAATGGATTGTTAAGTACCATGAAATAGTTTTTAATAAGCCTATATACGATTTATTTATAGATGATAAAAACATAAGCTCAGAAGATTACTTTAAATGAAATATGATTTTATCTTAGCAGTATTAGTATCTACAGCAAATGAAAAATATATACAAAGACTAAAAGACTTTATACAGATATACGGCTTTAAGTTTACTAACAAATATAATATTAGTTTTAAGATAGTATTTTTAGCTGGCGAATCTGAACCAAATTTTTTAAAAGACATTATCACTATAGAATACGAATGGTATCAACTAAAAGACACCCCAATCGCTCAGAGGTTTCTAGATTATATCTATACTCAGCCCATTGACTATAAGTGGATATTTCAGGTTGATGATGACTCTAGCACAGACATAGATCGCACATATGAAATATTAACAGATTTTTATGATTATAAAGATCCAATGTGTTTAATATCCGGAAGAACCGGAGATATGTGTATTAAACAACAATGTATCTTAAGAGATATGAAAATCAGGAACGTATTTTTTGGCAAATCAGATTTAAATGGTCATGAAGGACCGCCCATGTTTGTGTATGCTCGGGAAGCGACACTATACTCTTATAGTGCCGTACAAAAAATTAAACTTCATAACAGAACAGGCGAATATATCTCATTAATACGTAAGCATAAAGTTTTGTGGGGAGATAATGGGGCGTCAGTCTTAGCTAAAATATGTAAAGTCCCTATAGTGGAAAGCACGTTTTTTGACAGTGGAGCTAGTTTGTATAAAGAATATTCGGCAATTAATCCTGAAGGTAGATTAACACATATACATTATATTTTAGATTCCTGGGTGCATTATGCAGATTGTGTAGAAACAATAAAAGCAAATAAAGATAAGATATTTAAGACGGATTATATCGATTTAGATACTAACATAGAGTTATGGGAGTTCAGTAGTATCAACACAAGCACGGGTGATAGAAATTTAAATGGATATATGGAGTTAAGAAAAGATGGTACTATAGGCGTATATAATAATGATAATGAGAAATATTGGGAAAAAAGTCGGGAAAACGTAATAACATTATTCGATAAAGAAAAAAAACCCACATCTTTATTATTTCCGCAAAATAATGAATTATATTTAGGTGATTTTTTGTTGGATAAACAGAATCAAATCAGGCACGAACTGAAGAAATTAGAATGACAAATAAAACAAAAATTATTGCTAAAATATGCAATAATAATAATGCAATGGTTAGAGAAAAATGGTTTAAGATACGGTGGGAAAGTAGGTATTCTAGAAATACCAATGAGCAGAAGATTTCAAATAGATAAATATAATAAATCTAGCATTAATTAAAAAATACTAAAATAAGTGTATTTATACTTTGAGGTATTAATTATGCTAGATCAATTAATAGTATGTGTTCTGTTATTGTTTGTTTTTATATCTGGAATAGTATTTGATAGATATATTCTGAATAATAATATAAAAGAATACGAAAAACCAGAAAGTTTTTTTAGTAAGCAAAGAAACTCGGAGAAGGTGTATAAAAATAATATAGAAATAGACGATAAAAAAATAGTAATGGGTGTTGAAACGGTGAATATGGAATCTAAGCACGATGGCTTAGGTAAAACAACAGAATCGAAAGATAATACACAATCGGCTATAAATAAGCTAAAAAGCATGAAAGGTAAATAATTATGAGTAAAGGCTTAGATGTTGGTACTAGCTTTATTATAATGAGTAAATATAATGAGGATAAAATTGTATTTAAAGATTTCAGGGACGCTTTTTATATTATAAAGCCTAACACTCCTATTGCTACCAAAATGATAGAAAAGGGTTTGGCTGGTAAAACTTTTGTTAAAGATAGTGATGGTTCTTTTATTATACTGGGTAAAGACGCTATTGAAAAAGCAGTAGAAAGAAATGAAACTGCTCGTAGACCTATGTATAGGGGCGTTGTATCAGTAAAAGAAAAAGAAGCAAAAAGAGTGCTCGCTTATATACTAAAAGAAGTAGTCGGGAAAGCTTCGGAGCCCGGTGAAAAATTAGTGTTCTGTGTTCCTGCTCAACCGGTAGATCAAGAAGATGATGATTTTGATGTTGGATATCATGAAGATGTAGTAAAAACTATCCTGGCAGAAACCGGGCATGATGCTAGAGCTATTAACGAAGCGGAAGCATTATGTTACTCAGAACTAGAGGACACAGATTATACCGGTATCGGTATTAGTTGTGGTGCTGGCATGACCAACGTATGCGTTATGCTAAACGGTGAACCCACAGTAGTCTTTAGCACAACCAAGTCTGGCGACTGGGTTGATCGTATGAGTGCTGTGGCTACCGGAGAGCCCGATAGTGTTGTTCAGGTAGAGAAAGAGGGCGGTGGATTTAAAGTTGGCGAATCTAACGAAAATCCTGTATTAAATGCTGTGTCTTCATATTACGAAAGGCTTATAGAATATACAGCAAAACAATTATCAGCTGCTCTTGATGGTCATAAAGCATTACCTAAATTTAAAGAACCTATTAGAATTGTTGTTGCTGGAGGAACATCCCAAGCTGATGGGTATATTGAAAAATTAAATGAAAAATTAAATGAATCTAATTTTCCATTAGCTATTCAAGAGGTTAAGCACGCATCTGACCCTTTGCATGCTGTTTCTAAAGGTTGTTTAATAGCTGCCAGTATTCTTTGAAGTATAATAATTAAAGGAGAAAAAATTGAGTAATTATAATCCTAGATTTAAATATAGCCAGATAGTGTCTTGTAGACTTCCTGAGCCACGGGGTGTTAATGAAGATGGTTTTATACCATGGGTTACTCCTGATGGTCAAGAATTATTTGTTACTAGAGACTACGTTGTAAATAACCCGTATTGGAGATATTATTTTCCAGACACCGGTAGTGTAACTAATAATGTAGTGACAAGTCTGGGTGGTAATATATCTAAAACATCAAAAAAGGGCTCTCGGGTTACTAGGGTATCTAAAGATAATAGTAGTTTGCAACCGGCGACAAAAAACAGGAAAACAATTATTTATACAGAAGAACCTACGGGTAGTTCATCGCCTAAAGATGGTGTCGTGCTGATTCAGTCAGGTCGTAGCAAATTCAATATGTATGAAGCTAAACAAGAAAGAACCCCTAATACCGTTTCGTTTAAAGGGTCTGGTGATACTCCAATATCTAGCAATAGAGAAGGAAGCGATGCCGATTGTCAAGAAAAACCCGACAATCTATGCATTAAATGTGTTGATGGTAAGCTAATTGATTTAAATGACCAATTAGCTCCATGTAAAGGTTGTGAACCTGGTTCTGGTAAAATATTTGATATATACAGTACAACAAACCCTTGTGCAACTTGCGATCCTATTAAGGGTATTATAGATACTTGTGCAGATATGGGACCAGACTATGAGTGTGACACTCTTACTGGTGGGTGCAGACTAAAAGATGGTGCTAGCAGTGGTAATAACTCATGTGCTGGTGTGGGACCATGCTATAATTGTGTAGAAACAGGACCAAATCCAGGCGATGTAGAAGTGACCCCAAAATGTGATCGAGGAACAAGCTGTATAGAATTCGGTGATAATGGATTTTATTGTACCTGTCAGGGTCAGTGTCCGCCTCCGACACGAAGATATGACGATAGTGGTTGTAGGTGTGAGTGTAGAGACCCTGGTTGTACCAATGGTCAAAGTTTTGTCTTTGAGCGTGGCTCGAGCGGATCACCCGGAGCTTGTGGTTGCTACTGCCCAAATTACAACTGGGGAGGTAGACCAGAGTACCGTGGTCAAAGTCGTTGTGGCAAGTACGAATTAGTCAATGGCTCTAATTGTCAGTGTGAGTGTGTTATTAATGATAGTAAATGTCCAGGTAATTTATCTGCAGATTTTAATACTTGTACATGCGTATGTGATAAAAGCAAAGTATCATGTCCTGATGGACAAAGTCCAAGCGATGATTGCGTTTGCGTTGATGACGAAGACGATGGTGGTGGTAGCAGTACTGGTTATGGTGCGGGTTTAGCTCACTTTAATAATCTCTTGCCGTAATGTGGCCTTTTTGTAGTAAGAAAATTCGTTACGCTGTTCGATCTCCCGGTTGGGCAGCGTTGCGAAAAAAGCACATAGAAAAACAGCCCTGTTGTCAGGCTTGTGGGTCTTGTAAAAAACCAGAAGTGCATCACATAATACCAGTACATTTAGATCCTTCTAAAGAATTAGACCCAGGCAATCTTATTACTCTTTGTGATAAGTATTGTCATTTTGTTTTTGGTCATTTTATGAATTATAAAAGCTGGAATAAAAATGTAGTTAGAGATGCTTGGTGGTATCTTAATCAGAAAAAAAATAGACCGCATAAATAACGGTGTATTATAATAAGGTAAATAAACTCTTCTAGTATGGAGGGTATTCTTATGAAATACCTTATTTTTAGTCTTTTTATTATATTTTCTTGCATCGCCAACGGTGGAACTATAGACCCTAATGTTCAAGATAGTAAATATCTAGAATATGGAGCAAAGCATAAATGTGTATTGCCTATCATGGGTATACTTGATGATGGCCTTAATTCTAATTTCAGAGGGTCTTGTGTTCTTATAGACAGGTATCACATCTTAACAGCCGCGCACATAGTAGCTGATTCTATTACACAGCATGTTATATATGATAATGAAGCATACTCTTGCCGTATTGTGGCTATGCACTCTAAATTTGATAGTAAAAAGACTGGCATGTACGATATAGCTATAGCAAAATTACAAAGACCTATAGAATTAGATTTTTATCCAGAATTATATGGTGATGGGGATGAAAAGGGTAAGGTTTGTAGTATAGCTGGATATGGTTATACTGGTAATTTTAAAACTGGCTATAACGTAAAAAAATATGACAATAAAAAAAGAGCAGGATCTAATATAATTTCAGGTATAGAAAATGATGTTTTGGTTTTTAATCTAAGAGATAATCCTCAAACCACCCTTGAATTTATGATATGTCCTGGGGATAGCGGTGGTGGTTTATTTATAGATAACAAACTAGCTGGAATTAACTCTTTTATATATGCTAAAGATGGAAACGCTAATGCTAATTACAATGATAGTGGCTGTTGTACAAGAATTAGTGTATATACTGATTGGATAGAGGATACTAAAAAAATTATAGAAAAAATAGAAGCTTCTAATAAATAATATTTTAGGTTTATCTTAGTATATGCATATATAGATAAAGAGGTATAAACATGGCGAATAACCCGTACAATCCTATTCTGCATACAGGAGGTAATATATCTTCTAGAGATAAAATATACCACAGGGATGTTACAGATGGCGGAAACATTAGTAATACGGTGCCTACAGATCCGGATATTAAAATAAATAATAATTCTATATCTTATGTTAATTCGTCAAATGTCGTGGTGGATAGGAAGAGACAGAATGAGCAAAGTTTAGAATTTCCAGCTGCCTATGATGCTGGCGGGATAGTGTATAAGAAGGATACTGCTTCAGCGAATGGGCCATATAAACGACCACAAACGGTTAATGGTCCATTAATTAGTCCATTAGTCATTGCTCAAGTATGGACACCTCCTCAAAGGTCGGGTAATTTACCATACCTTGGAGACCCTTGCGACTTGGCTGATGACGGGAAGGAGGATCCAGCAAACCCATGTTTTGTGTGCTATAGTGGATACTGGCTACATATGAATGAAATACGTTCTCTAGGTATCTGCGGAGAATGGATAGAAACGTGGGATCCGTTCCGTGGAAAGGAATGTGAAGAGCATAGGTATGATTTTGGCGCATGTTTTAAGTGTGATCCTACAAAAGGAGTAGAACCTCTATGTCACAGCGACTGCGAAGAGTGTGTTGTAGGAGGGAATGGAAGGGGAGCGTGTCGGTCTAAATGTCAGTACGCATGTCTAGAAGGTGGTGTTTGCGTAGAGCCGTGTATCGAAGGGGTTCCAGAAGGAGCATTAGTAAAACCTAACCCAAAAACATGTAATAAGAACTTATGTGAAGAGTGTGGCTTAGTGGGAACATATCAAGGTCCAGGCGTAAAAGCATGCGTAAGCTATTGCGGACCGTTCCAAACTTGTGTAAATGGCGAGTGTAAAGATAGATGCTCACCGCATTGCCTTTCCTGTGAAGAATGTGTTTTCAGGGATGGGGTGTGGGGATGTAGGCTGTCTCCAGTATTTACTGACGATGGATCCTCCACTCGCACTCTTGAATCTGAAGGTTATGGCGTGGTTTGTTGTCAGCCGGAACCGGAGTCTAGAGGAGAGGTTGTGCAGTGGAGGCCTGGATGTGAATCTCTTGGCCCTAATTGTACAGTGGTAGACGAATGTGCGGCGCAGAACAAGATATGTGACGAGACTTACGATCGAGTTACAGAAACCTACACATTTGCCTGTAAAGACAAATGCAAGCTAGATAGTGATTGTGGCCCTTGTAAGTTTTGTAATGATAATCGAGAATGTGAGAGTATTTGCAAGGGTTTTGAGGTCTGCGTAAACGATGAGTGTGTATATGTGTCAGACCACATAGAATGCAAACAAAATTGTGAAGCCCTTGAATTTCATTGTACAAACTGTGATCCGTGCGACATAACCGATCCGGCATGTTGGGAATGTGTGGATCGGTGCCCGCAAGATGTATTACCTCTAAAATGTTTACCTGTTGCTGGTGGTTTCCCTGGGCAACACGCGTGTCAATATCAAGAAACGGTCATATTAGCTAATATTATGCCTTGAATAAAAGAAAAATAGAGGTGCTACGATGAGAGATAATGCATTTTTATTGCCATATAAATCTGAAGATTTTTTTGGTCTATCCCCTAATGATCCACAGCTTAAAGGCTGGGAAATTACAAAATTTAATGTAGATAAACAATGGGTTAAGAGCACTGGCAGGGGTGTTAGGGTAGCGGTAATAGATACTGGATGCGATATTAATCATCCGGATATAAAAAATAATATAGAAGGCGAATATAATTTTGTAAATGATAATACTAGCGCCATGGATGATAATGGTCATGGTTCTCATGTTGCTGGTACAATTGCCGCATGTAACAATAATAGGGGCATGGTTGGTGTTGCTCCTGATGCAAAAATTTTAGCACTAAAAGCATTAGATAAAAATGGTGGTGGTAATTTAACAAATGTTGCCAAAGCTATAGATTATGCTGTTAAAGAAAAAGTAGATATTATCACTATGTCTTTAGGGTCCCGCGGTTCCTCACTTACTGTAAAAAGAGCTGTAAAAAGAGCTCACGATAGTGGCTGCTTAATATTCTGTGCTGCTGGCAATTCTGGTCCAAATGTTGATATTATGTTTCCAGCAAAATATCCAGAAACTATCAGTATCGGAGCTATAGATGAAAATTTAAATAGAACAAATTTTACATGTAGTGGTCCTAGCCTTGATTTTTTAGCTCCAGGTCATAATATAATGAGTATAATACCAGGTGGTAGATATGCTTTAATGAGTGGCACAAGCATGAGCAATCCTTTTGCTGCTGGTGTTGCTGCTTTGTATCTATCCTATTATAGACAAAAATACAATAAAAAACCAAATAGAGAAGAAATGATAGAAATCTTAAAAAAACACGCAATTAGCATAAAAAATGAAGCATTTAAATCTAAAAAATATCAAGGATATGGCATAATTAATCCTATAATTTAGTTTTAAGTGTATAATAGGTTATATAAGTTTTATTCATATAAAGGAGATAAATTCATGGCATTTGATCCAGCACCTTCAGGTTGGTTTCCTGGTGTAACTAATTCTGCTACAGAATTGACCATACCATTCACAGCCCTTAATCAATTAACGCAAGCAGATACAGATCCATCTACTGGTGATGTCAGAGAAATAGTTTATAATTTTTGCGAAGCTTTTAGTGATAAGTGGGCCAACACTGCTGACGCAGATAGGCCAGATAGGGCAACAATCAGCACTACAACATCAGTACAAACTGTGAGTGGAAGTGAAGTACTAACTAAGATTTATACAATACGAGTTGAATTGGATGTAGACGTTGTAGATGTATCAGACGAGTAATACATAATATTATATCCACCCAACCTGTATAAATATAGATCTAGGACATAGGACAGTCAAGATGAAAATATACACAATGGTATCAAAGTCTCATCAATATTTATCCGATGAGTATTTTGCTAAAAGCGTTAAGGAATTTGAACCAAATGCTGAGATTATATTTGAGGAACAAAAACAAATATGTCAATCTGGCGAATATTATTCTGACGGATGGAAAGAATCTATGCGCCAAAAAGTGGAAATATACGAAAAAGCCATATCGTCAAATGAGGAATATTTTATATGGTCAGATGTTGATATAGAATTTTATAAGCCATTCATAGAAACCTGCATACAAGAGCTTGGCGAATACGATATAGCTTTCCAAGAAGGAGTTGGTGGTGAATATTGTGCTGGATTTTTTATAGCTAAAATTAATGAAAGAACAAAAAAGTTTTTCCAACTATTAAAAGAAAAATACGATCTATATTCTTGTGATCAAGAAGCTATTAATAGGAACATAAAATTAGTAAAAGCTAAATTTTTATCGCATATTTTCTTAAATATATCTTTTCAGCATAGGCATTGGAATGGACAGCCATTTAAAATTGAAAATGAACTCATTATGTTTCATGCTAATTATACAGTTGGTCTACAAAATAAAATCAACCTATTGAATATGGCTAAAAAATATAATGAAAAAATTAAATACAATATTTTAGAGAAAGAAAATATTGAAATTTTAGAAGCTTACTACGGATCTGTTACTGACGTTACTGATATTTTACAAAAATCAACAGATAAAATACACGCAACAACAGTTTTTTTAGAAACAGACCCTATGCCAGGATTATTTAAGTATATGTATTTATTTGACAAAAATAATCAATTAATTTCTCCAGCTATAGATGAAGGCTCATTTATTTTTTTTAATGATTAGCTGTTCTGCTTTAGGCCATAGAGATTATGGAAGATTTGGAAATCAGATTTTTCAGTATTCTCTATGCAAGGTACTGTCCATAATTCATAACCAGCCCTTCTATCTTAATCCGCCTGACCATTTTTTAAATTTTTTTGATAGGGAGTGGCTAAGTTTTAACAGGGCTGATGTGTTTGACCAAAACAAATATATCGAAAATAATGCCTACAGTTTTGATAGTACCATATTTAAGCGTAAAAATATTGATCTTATTGGCTTTTTCCAAAACTTATCATATTATGAAAATTATTTATCAGAAATTATTACAGAACTACGACCAAATCCAAAAATATTAAATCAATCATACAATTATATTGTAGATAATATTGGTGAACAAAATATAGACAATACAATATGTGTACACGTCAGACGTGGAGATTACAAAAATCTCCAAAATCTATATGGATATCTAGATACTAATTATTTTAATTATATAATAAAAAGTATAGAACCATCATATATTTTCATTATCAGCGATGAAATAGATTTAGTGAAACATGAGTTTATTGATTGTAAAGAGCTAAAAAAGCACAAAAAGGTAATCTTTATTGATAATCTTGACATTTATCATGAATTCTATATAATGTATTTATGCAGACATGGCATCATATCTAATAGTAGTTTTTCATGGTGGTCAAAAGTTTTATCCAATTATCTAAATGATAAAATTATTTATATACCCAAACCATGGCTGCGCGCATCTACAAACCATGAAAATATTAACCTATATCCCAAAAACTGCAAAAACATTAATAGGTCAAATGCGTTGTGGGATAATCTTTTTACAACAACGGTGTAATGATGAGTAATGATTTTTCCAATAACGAAAGAAAGAAAAATAAAGAAAACCATAAAAACAAACCCAAAAAATATGCCGATGAAAAATTCAAGCATAAAGAAGTAGTAAATTTCAAAAAACACAAAATGCAAGAAGATGAAAAAGACTGGGATTACTGGAAAGAGTATTATAAATGAAATACATGTTCTTTAACTCATATCCTGGAGCAGAAAATGGAATAGATATATCTAGAAAATTTAATGGGATATATAGACACTGCCCAAAAGGATGGGCGTCGAATCAGATGAAATTAGCTAGAGAAGTTTCAGAAATAGATGTTGTTATAATATGGAATGCTCTTGAACCATGTACTGAATGGATTAAAAAGTTATGTTACAAATACCATAAGCCGTGGCTAGCGCTAGAATATGGCTTTATTCCCCAAAGAGGACACTACCATCTGGATAATAAAGGCCTTATTTCTGAATCTTCTTTAAATGACAATCTGAGTTGGTTAACCTCACAAATGATCGATGAGGCGGAGAATTACTTTGAACAATTTTTTAAGAAAAAAAAATGGCAGCACAAGAAAGAAGGTAATTATATCTTATGCCCATTACAATTACCATGGGATACATCTATTTATTTATGTTCTGATTATCATAGTATGGACCAGTTTATACAAGATGTAATTGTAAACTTCCCCAAACAAAAAATTATTGTAACGCCACACCCACTCAATAAAACCCCGCAATGTCTTTCTAAAAAGATACATGACCAGATTACATTTATTAATAATCAATCAACTATGGAGTTAGCTCAAAATGCTACTAAAATTGTCGGCATAACTTCTACAGTATTATATGAAGCTCTAGCTTTAGGTGTGGATACGATAGCGCTCGGTAAATGTCCAATTAATACACATAACGGAAATAGAAATGTTGCCAGAGCTGCTTTCCATAGGCAATTCCATCATAGAGATTTTGATAAATTTGATAGATTAGTACATTCTTTGCTAAATATTACTTGATATCAGTTTGCGTCGAGAGCTTATTTTTTATTTGAGAAGCCACGGCTTCTGCAACAGGGCAGTGGCCAGTAATATTTTTTTTCATATACGCCTTTTGGTTATACACTACCTCTGGGTAATGCCCTTGTGATGGTCCTCTCAACCCTAATTCAGCCTCAATACCCTTCATATGAAATTTCATTTGCTCATATGCCATAAGACATAATGGTTCTGCAAGTCTGAAATTAAAGCCTACATATTCATGATTATACCTTCCCACTTGACCTTGGTCACAAATAGCTCTAATCTTAGAGCCGTTTAATTTTGATCCTTTGGGTATACAAATCATACCCCCTTCAAAAGTAGATATATTCTTTGTTTTATAAAAACTAAAAGCACCAGCATCAGACATCATACCAGCAAAGCCCGCGGAACATTGAGCCCCAAAAGCTTGCGCTGCATCTTCTATAATAACTAAATTATGATCCAAAGCTATCTGTATAATTTTATTCATATTACAAATACGACCATATAAATGCACAGGTAAAATAGCTTTAGTATTTTTTGTAATTTTACTTTCTATCAGATCGGGATTGATTAATAAGGTCTCTGGATCTATATCAACAAATACTGGTTTAGCCCCAGCAATTAATATAGCGTTTGATGTAGCTATAAAAGTAAAAGGCGTTGTAATAATTTCGTCTTCAGGCTTTAAATCTAATGACCATAAAGTGGCAATTAAAGCTGATGTGCCATTATTAACAGCTATACAATCTTTCAGATTATAGGTGTCTTTTACATAGTCTTCAAATAATTTTCTAACTATTTGTGGCATAATAAATCCATTTCTTGTTGAGTGAATAATTGCGGCTCTCTATCTATACCTCTGATCCAATAATATTGTTTATCTATAGAATTAATTTGTATATTGCTAATTGTATTATTTAGTATTGTTTCTATATAAACATATGGTGTGTTTACGTTGAGAGTAGCAAAAAAATCTGAAGTAGTAAAAAATCTCCCATAATTAATTTCTATAGGAATAATTTCATTATTAATATTAGTTTTTAAATCTACACAATAAATACCATTAGGTCTTGGATTAAGAGATAAAATAGCATTTTTTGCTATGTTATATACTTTAGAATCTTTAATGGTCACTGCTACTGAAGGAGTAGAGCTTTGTCCACTGGGCATAATATTTCCAAAAAAATAAACCAGTCTTTGTCTTGCTTGTGCATGTATCATATTTCCATCAATCCAAAATGTTTGTACTCCATATTCTGGACCTGGCAAAAATTCTGATACCATAAAATCTTCAATAGAACAATTAGTTGTATTAATCCAATGATTTGCCCAGCTTTGAGCGTCTATTAATGATAATACTGGTAGTGCCGCTTTTGAACCTGCACCTCTGATCATTCTAATCCAAACCTTATTCTGATTGCTTGTGAGATTATTCCATAAAATATTATTTTTGATTACATCGCCTAGAGTATAAGATATAAAACCTAGATTTAATTTAGCGATCCATTTTTTTGCACATAATAACTTATTAGAAAATAGATTCCATTCATCAATATTATGATCAAATACGAAACATTCGATACGGTCTTGATTTTTACATAAAAATTTAACCTCTGAATCTGGTTGCGCATGTATTGCATCTATTTTGTATTTGTTTATATTTGCATTAATTGTTTTAATTTTATTATGCGTGTCTTGATTGTTTATTAATATTTTTATATCAGAGTTACTAGAAGCAAGTTTATATATGTCTGTATCAAAGCCAACAATAGTCATATTTGGATCAGCCATTTTAATGCTCTTGACAAAATTAATACCAGCATTACCTCCGCAGCCTAGCAACCCTATAGTTTTCATATTTTTTCTACCTCTGCGAATAGTTCCGCTCCATAAAATTTATTCAGACCGATGATTCCGATTTGTTCTGCTGTGCGAGCTAATGCTCGAAATTTTGTTGCAAAAAAACTCATTTGCGTATTAGAAGCAAACTTAAAAGAAGAAGAGCCTATCGCGTTGACTTTAAATGAATACTGCTTGCAAAAGCTATCAATTTCCTGCATAAATGTTTGCTGGTTATAAAATATTTTGTGTCCTATTGCATAATCTTGTTCTGCTAGTTCTTGTAAATCATTAATTAATCCTAGTTCAAGTCCTAATAGTCTGTGAAAACTAGTGGCATTGGGTACTGTAATAAAAATTTTTTTAGCTTGTCGAAAATTGGACAGAAAAGAACTTCTATCTTCTAGATGCTCTAATACACCCAAAATAGTAATATAATCATAAGAAGTAATATCTGGTTCAGATATATTATGAAAAATTGTTCTGTAGATATTTTTATTTTCTGCTATTGTCCTTAATTCACGGTCTGGTTCTACGCCATCTATTATTGGTATTAAATCTATGCCATCGAAAACATCTCCGGATCCGCAACCTATATCTAATATTTTTTGAGTCTTATCTAAAGATTGTATAGAGGAAAAGCTTATTTTTTCTTTTCTTAAGTATTGTTCTATTATTGTTTGAGGCTCTTGGCCTATGTTTGTAATTTCTCTTTTATCCATTGTTTTGTGTCATCCCAGTTTTCAAATCTATAACCTTTATTATCTATATATAAATCTACTCTAGGTTTAGTATAAAATAGTATGTAATCATAAGTAATCTTGTTTGTTTTTAGAATATTTTCCATATATTGACGATGATAGTCTGGTCTACAGGTATAAATTAAAATCTCAAAACCATTTTCGTGTAATTCTTTAGTGGTTTCTGATGCGCCATTTAAAGCTTTTAAAGGCTTATCGAGTTCAAAGTCTTTATTAATGTCCAAACTATCTTCGACCAGCGTGCCATCAAAATCAATTGCTATTCTCTTGTGTTTAAAGATATTATTGCTCATTATTTTGATTATTCTGTTTTGATAACTGTAGTAATAACATGTGAGAAGCTTGGAAATCTATATGTTCTGGAGTGTCAGAAAATAGATTATTATGTTCATTTTCTATAGCAGAAGATTTCTCTACATATATAGATCTCGATATGTGATCTTTTTGTGACCCAAAGTGCATTACTACCGATTGTTCTTGTAAATCAACTTCATAGGTGCAGTCTGTTTGTCTTACTATGATTTTACGCTCTTTGAAAAATGTATCTTTACTCCATATCATTCTGATGATAGGAGTATCGCAAGAAAATAGTGTTGTATTTTTTTTATGAATAATATTGCAATTTTGTATACTATGAGCAGCGGCACCTAGTAGAAAAAACATAAGATCTAGATCGTGTATTCCAATATCTTCTATAGTAGATACGTTCCTGCAAGCATCCGCAACGCAACACCTACTAAAATCTATATTGATAATTTTATCCAAGTCTATAATATTTTTTAAAGTTTGTACTGCAGGATTGAATCTCTCTACCATTCCTATAATAGCTTTGCTATCTTGACTTATTTCTAATATGTGTGAATCTGAAATAGCTGCTGGTTTTTCTATAAATACATAGTTTTGATATCCACTATCCCGAATAGTTTTATAGTTTTCATAATGCTTATCTTCTGGAGAACATATTAATATTCTATCAAAATTATTTAGTGTTTTTATCTCTGCTTTTTTGTCTTTTGGTCCAGTATTATATGGATCGTACCAAAACCAGTCTATATTATTTTTATCTAAATATTTAGCATGAATTTTAGCAATATTTCCATAACCTATTATAAGACACTTCATTTTGCAAAATTTACTACAGTATTGTAAAAGTCATAAACATATTGATCCTTGTATAGATAATTATATAGCCATTCTTTTTCCACTGCTTTGAATTGCCATCTACCCCCATTCGTATTCCAGTTACCACCATGGATAATACCAAGCCAGTCATTACTATGTATATCAGTATGTGTATATTTAATTTTGTGTTTGCGCCATTGATTCACCATATTTCTATCTTCTCCAGCCTTAATCGATTCATTCCATTTAAATTTTTTGGCAATGTGCATATCTATTACAAACATACCGCCATAAGACGCAGATGTATCAATATTAGCGTGTAGTACAGTGTCACTGTTTATATTAGATAGTTTTATATAATTAGCTCTACTCATATTGATTGCTTGGAGACTGTTTTCTTGCATAAATCTTATACATTTGCTAATATACATAGGACTATAGTAATCATCACTGCTAGCTAACACAACATAATCATAATTATCTGGAATATAATCCATAGCAAAATTTATTTTTCTACCTATACTCATTGGTTTTAATTTATCAATTTTGACAACATTAAAATGATCATTAAATTGATGTTTCCAGTCTACATTGATCATATATTTTTCGATAAAAATATTAATAGAATAATTACTATATTTTTGATTTGTCCATAAATGATTATAAATAGGAACAAAATGATTCCTATATCTCCATGGAGTAAGGACAAAAACTTTTGGCTCCATTAACAAACCTCCACAAGTAAAGTATATAAAATAATAATACACCAACTTATACACCCTAATGCCATATGCATACTTTACAAGATTATTGGTGTATAATCTGATTGCATGCTGTCTTGCTGCATAAATGCTAATGGATTAAAAATATTAGTTATTTTTATTATATTTATATAGGATATTTAAATGGATTATACTCAAGGTAAGATTTGGGGTGTCACCAGACAGATATTTAATCAAAATAATGTAGAAATACATAGGATAGAAATCAATAAAGGTTACAAATGCTCTAAACATGTACATAATCATAAATACAATATATTCTTTGTCGAGAGCGGGAAAATACTGGTCAGAGAATGGAAAAATGAATATAGTCTAATTGATGAAACCACATTATCAAAAGAGCAGATGTGTATCATAAAACCTGGTAACTATCATGAGTTTCATGGCTTAGAAAACTCTATAGTTTATGAAATATATTATGTAACCTTAAATACTGATGACATACTTAGAGAAAATACGGGATCTAAAATAGATATATGACAGATATAGTTATTGCTCATTATAATGAAAATTTATCATGGCTACAAAAATTAAGTAAAAAATATATCAATAAAATTTATATTTATTCAAAATATGAAGATGATCAAAACCAAAATGGGATAAGGCTTAAAAATATAAATCTAGAATTTCTTAAAGAAGAATATTTTAAGTCATTAAGCTCCAAGGTTACATATTATCATATACCTAATGTGGGTAGGGAGTCAGAGACTTATCTAAGGTATTGTGTAGAGCAATACAACAATTTAGCTGAACATACTCTGTTTTTGCAGGGCGAACCCCATATGAGCTTAGACCATATAAATAGCCTATTGCAGCAATTTCATGATAAGAAATTAAATATATCTGATAATTTTGAATATTTTGATGGTATATTTTTAGATGATGGGCACTTATCAGATTGGTACGGTCAAACAGAGCTATCTGATTATAATTTTTACACATGGTTCAGAACTTATGTGGACCAGGAAATGCACGTATTAAATGGCTTAAAAGTATACTTTGGGGCTTGCTTTGGCGTTAGCAAAAAACACATACAAAGCAGAAGTATTGAATTCTATCAACAAATTATTGACGAAACACTAAAAACTCGCAATCCAGAAACCGCCCATTTTTTAGAAAGGCTATGGTTTTATATTTTTAATTGCCATATAATTACCTAATGAATCAATATATTAAATTAATACATGGTTATGACATATACAAAAATTTTGATTTGGATAAATATCCATGCAGAATTAATGGTTGGAATGTCAACCCCCCTCTATATGAGATGCTGATTATTCAAACTAAACCTAAAATAATTATAGAACTTGGTAGCTGGCTCGGTGCTTCAGCAATTGCTATGGCTCAAATTATAAAAAAAAATAATCTAGACACTACTATTATATGTATCGACACTTGGCTTGGTTCTGCTGAATTTATAGGACTTCACGAAAGTGATGCCTCTCGATCATTAATGTCCGCATACGGTTACCCAAATGTATATTATCAATTTTTGTCTAATGTATTACACAACCAGGTCTCTGATATTATAGTACCTTTTCCAAATACATTTCAGCACGCTTGCGACTGGCTTCTCACCAAAGACATCGAAGCTCAATTGATATATTCAGACGGAGATAACGCTATAGCCAGTGTTTTTAATGACCTAACTTACATATGGCCCCTATTATCTATTAACGGGATAGTATTTGGAGACGATCTTAATCATATGGGGTTGCCAGGTATTAAGATGGGTTTAAATGAATTTTGTCTTGATTATAATGTAAGATATAAGACTATTAAAGAGCACAATAATTTTTGGATGATTGAAAAAAAACACTTATTATAAACAAAAATGTCTGTTAAATATATAGTTACAACTGTTAGCGAAAAATATTCACAAGCCTTACATCATCTATTAAATAGTATGATATACCATGGAATAAATCAAGACGATATATTTATATCAGCACAAAATATGAGAGCGAGAAACTTAAAATTTAATAAGCAATCTTTTAAAAATGCGCCACAAGGTCTTGTGTGTGTAAATATTCCTCAAAAAATATATGAATATTCTTTTTTTATCACGGCTAAAGGATTATTGGATTCTCGTTTAGTTAGTGCATCAGATTGGTTTTTTCTTATACATGATACATCGATAATTGGCTTGGATCATATAAAATATATAGAAAATGCTATGGAAAACTATAGCCAAGATTATGATATTATTTATGGAGATCATACAGGAAGGCATAATATAGGTTTATATAATTATAAAAGTATTAATATTGGCTATAACATTTGGAAAAAATATAAAACTATCAGTAAGCAATTAGCTATAGATATAGAACATAATAATGCTAACTCTATATATTCTATTAAAAAATGCAATAGATTAAATATTTTTTATCCTAATAATTCTTGGATAGATATCGACAAAGTTAAAGTATATAATAGTAAAATCAAAAGAAATGTTAGTCGTATATCTTTTTTTGATATAGACAAATATTATATTTTTATCGCATCTCAAGATCAACACCCTAATATAGTCTAATGTCTTTATTTAGAGATATCATTCGTGGCGGAATATTAAAATTTGGCCATGAGGCTTTTACGAAATTTAAACATGCTCAGCCAGATAACCTTAGGTTATGCTGTTGTGATACAACCACGACGACAACAACCACAACGACCACAACCCCAACGACCACAACGACCACAACCCCAACGACCACAACGACCACAACCCCAACGACCACAACGACCACAACCACAACGACCACAACCACGACAACCACAACGACCACAACCACAACAACCACGACAACAACGACCACCACCCCAACGACCACAA